TAATGGTGACCCCGGACACTACGAGGCTCCTGTTGATCTACCCTACTTTACTGACGATAAACAGAATACGTTGCGTATTGATCTAGGTAACACACCAGTCAGAGAGATTACTATCGAGAACGTCAGTGTTGGTACTGCGTTCACTGGTTCTGCTCTTCCCTCTGGAGAACAGAACGTAGTGCAGATTAGTGGAAACCCAACTACTTCTAGCCCTTCATTTTCAGGAACTAGACTAGAGATAGGTACCTTAATCTTTGAGAAGTCGAGGTGCAAGAAGCTAACCCTAACAGACATAAAAACACACACTTTGATAGTCACAGGCAATGCCTCAGATGGTCAATCAATATCACCATCTCCCGGCACAAGCAGGATGAGAGCGATTGGAGGCGGTCACCATCAGGCCAGTGAGATGATCACATCAGGCGGAACCTATGACCGCTTATGGATTCAATCAAATGTCTCTGGAGTCAATGGAAAGATAGGTACTCTGCGTCTTTCCAATTTGCTCACTAAGGGGGGCGAATGTGTGCTTTCACGCATTACGGCCTCAACTGTACGGATCGAGTTAAATGAAATTGGGATGGGTAACGGATTTGCCACAAAAGAATTTGTTATTGCGACCAACGTAGAGGCAGCGAATATGATTATCTCAGATAATGTCGAGGTAACGATAGCGGAGCCAGCAACACAATAGGGGGGTACCATGATCAAGGCCATTAAGTTTGCACTGAAGTATGCAGTACTGATAGATGACATCATAGACTTTATCAATCTCTGTAAGGAGACTGGTAAAGATGGAAAGCTTAACAACACAGAGAAGGGTAAGCTTATTAAAGCTACCCATGCTCTCCGCAGAAAGATTCAGAAGATATAGTAGGCACAAATATACCATCAGGCTCATAGCTAGAAGGGGTCTGTGTGCCTCATACAGCGATTTAAATAGCCCCAGTAATACCTTTGTACTACTGGGGCTTGGTATGTCACACCTGTTGGAACTTCAACCACTAAAGTTTACAGGACTTGGCCTTAAAGGAGTGGTGTTGGTAACCCACTACACAACACCTTTTATTTAACCGAGTATGAAAACTAACAAATAACTTAGAAGGCATTTCCCTTGTGCCCCCTAATTAATGGGTGACCTCGGAGTGGTTTCGGCCTAGTGACATTTACTCCCAATGTATTCTTCCATCCCTTTCATTATATAACGTAATTCTATGATTCAGTTTACACCTGTAAGTAAACCTGTATTCACGCATTCGTTTATCACACCATGGACACACAACAGAAAAATTAATATTTTTTTTATTTGACTTTGGTGAAGAGATTAATATTGTTGCTGTCTTCCCGATCCCTTCCTCATACTTACCCGAGTAGAATGCCACGTAGGTTATTCCCTTGGTGGAATACTTGGACTCTGGTTTTGTCTTACTGTAATCTTCAAAGCCACATTCAACACATGTTTTAAACTCTCCATTCCAGTAGAGAGTATTATTACCCTGACATTTCTGACATATTCCAGATGACAAACTTGGTGTACCCCTCTGTATTAATTTCATAGTGTGCAGATAGTGATAGCCTGTTTGCTGAATCATCTACTATCACCATCCCAACCAGCCCATCTATCCATGCCTTGCATGATGCAATGAGATTATCTAAATCTCTGCGCCTCTTATCCTTGGAAGAGAACGTGATATCCAGATGAGCCTTCTCCCACAGGGGAGACTGGCGTACATCCTGTACCAGTAGCTCGGCCTCCATCTCTTCCTTGGCTGCCTGAACATACCTGTTCCGTACTATAGGGTTATGTCTGGCATTCGGACTAAGCCGTGAGTGTGGGAGATGTGGCACAGTGCATACAACGTACTGGGATGATAACGGTATTGTCATCAAAGAACCTGTCACATCCTCCGATGGGACACCCTCTGTACTCGGGATATATTCTTCTGAGTTCTTCATCTATATCTGCCCATAAATGTAGTAGCCTGACTATCCTGATCTGCTGTGGCCTATCATCAGGATCATGTACTAAGCGAACAGCACACTCATGTATGTACTTCATACCCTTGATAAGCCGGGGTTTATAATATTCCTCAATCGCATCAGGCACATTAGACATTGCATCTATGATCTGCTGCTTGCGCTGCTTGATCTCATCATAGAGATCGGGGCGATCTGCACCGCCCCTTACCAGTAGGTTATCATCCTTAATTTCTATCTCTATATCTGCATCCTTACATGAAACCATAAACCTTCTGAGTTCTATATCGTACTCCATGATTCATCTCCTTCATCCGGGTATACCAGTACAAGATTATCGTTCTCGTCCTCTCGAATCAGTGAACCATCTTTAAATGGCTTGGGCTCTGTGGCAGTATTTAATCTCTTGGATATAGCACTGCTTACATTTTTCTTAATAACCTCTACAGGATCAGCATGTAGTCCCTTTATTTTCTCGAGCACCGCATCTCTACTCCGGGGTTGTTCCTTAATGGTGCGGTAAACCAACTGGTCGTATGACAACAGACCTGCGGCATCAGTCTTAAATATATCGCCACGTATTACACTGACTTTCTCATCAGCAAATCCACTCAGACCCCATGTCTGTGCAGGTTGCAGTGCTACGTTGTTAGTCTTTTTGTTGAACATATTAAACTCAAGGATGCTAGTGCCCTCAGTCTTCTTGGCCTCCCAGACTAAACGTGCCGAGTTAATTGTGTAGGCGCTACCAAAGATAGTGCCTGATCTATTGGTGTGGCTAATGATCAGTGATGTACAGTTAAGCTGACGTACAGCCCGGAAGAAGTTAAGCACAACCTCTGCGCTTTCCAGTTCTCCACCCACTGCTAGGCCCATGCTGTCTATAACTACCATGTCAATGGAACGTCGAAACACTATGTCCTTGATCCTGTCGAGATCATCAGCCAGTGGTACACCACACTCCCTGTAAATAATAGAGGATGGTGCATCTATACCGAGTCCCTTGTGTATCATCCGGGCTCTGTTAGCTATCTCATGTGCATCTGTCTCCCAGTCAAGATAGAGAACATTACCCGGTTCAACCATTAGATGATGGGATGAATTCATATACCCCTGCTGTACGATGATAGACAGGAATAAACTGAACATAGATTTCCCGGTACCTCCCGAACCAAAGATAACCGTAGGACTATTCGACAGCAGAATATTTTCTACCTGCCATGTTACTCCACTGGTATCAGACACCTCGCTGAGTTTCATCTCCGCAGTACCAGCCCTGTGTGTATCCATTACTATTCCTGCAAGGTCTTCAATGACACTATCCCATGGAACAGCGTAGTCTTCTCCACTGAGATTTTTATTACACTTACGTGCAAAAGAATCCATGCCACTGGTACTGTCCAGTACAGGATTGGCACGGTGAACGTGAGTCATGCGAAAGTTTTTATCTGGTACCCAGCTACCATGGGACATGCGTACCTGTGCCTTGAATGTTGCCTTGTCCCTGATATGTTTAACGTTGGCTGTAACTTCATACTCAGGCCAGTCAACTATATATCCAGAACCTTCCTTATTTATCGTCACCATTGGTACGTCTCCTTATTTTTTATTTTATTTTTTTTATTTTTTATTGTAGGTATGTAGGGCTCGTCCACTACAGGTTGTGGTTCCACGTAGATAACCTCTGGCTCTCGTTCTATCTGTGGTGGCTCCGGGTCTGGGTAGTAGGTGTTCTCGCAGTAGACTTTACTGACAGAGGAATCCCACTTGCAGGTATTAATCTTTATGCAGGTGAAGTCAGCACAACTCATCGGTGCCAACCATCTATCTCTGCATAATTAAGGTGTCGTTTACAAAAATTATGACTAGGCAATATAGGAAAATCTTTAGGCTCAGTAGGGCCAAAGACAGCACTGGATACTTTCATATGACATGGTTTATATTTCCAATCAGGAAATCCTTCTTCATCATTCCATGCCAGCAGTTCTGCTCTTTGGCATCCCTGCCATGTTAGAAATTTATCCTGTACCTTCTTCAATGTACTAAAACTTATTAGTACATGTTTTTTTATATCCTCTTCTGTTACACGTTCATGGGGAAGTACATCTTTCCAATACACTCTGTCTGTTTTGCGTCTTTTGATAAGACGCACATAGTCACTACCCTTTAATATATATTTCACAGTGTCACCTTCTTTGGATTGAACTGGCCGTTAGGTCTGACAGCATCCATAAGGTTTGCGAACTTGCGATACCACCAGTCTACTGGCACATCTACGTAGTAGCAGGTGTCAGTAAATATTTTGGGCTGATCATAGAACTTAATTTTCTTAGGCTTTGCCCTGCCCTCGACCTCGACTTCTTCATATGGATACTCGTTATCCACCCTCACAACCATGGCCTCTACTTCAGTGAAGGGTATCTGTTTACGAATGAGCATACTGTGCAGTGCCTTGGCGTATGCAGCTACCTGCATATAATTCTCAGCGTGGTAGTCAGTTGCTGCTTTCCAGTCTACGACTACGTATACCTCACCCTGATGTTTCCTATGCCCGGAGTTCTTTTGGTATATCTTTGTGTACTTGAAGATAGCATCGGCCTGCCCTGCATATGGTTGATGAGTCCCTGTCTCCGCATAGACTCCTGTCTCTGTACCCATTAACTGCCAGTGCATGTGTGCTTTTCTCCACTTGAGCCATGCCCTTACAGCAGGCTCAAGCTGGTCAGTAATAAGATTGTCAACACTCTCATCAGCAAGCAGTGCCTGAACAATCTCATGAAACTGTGTTCCAATATGGGCAGCCTTACTGCCTAGTTCATCAGGATAATTTAGTATTGCTGCTGCATCATAAGAGGTAAGTTCTGTACCTACTCTTGCCTGCAGTGCATCTTGCCTTAATCCTTCCTTCCAAATCTCCAGTCCAACCTGACGTAGATTGTTCTGAACAAATCCAGTAACAGACTTGTACCGTTTTCCATCAAGCCTGTAGTACCTACCGTTACTACTAGATACCTGTTCAATCGTGGTATCAGATAGAGCAAGGGGGATTTCCTTGATTGAATCTGCCATCTTAAACTCCTTTTAAAAAAATATTTTTTATTTTTAAAGGGGACTTACATGGTCGCTACAGCACCAATGCCCCTGTATTAAAACTCTTGCTGGATATATTGATCGTCTGCTGGTGGGGTTTCTTCATCATCAATATATCCAGCAGGGGTGGGCACATAAGTACCCAAGATGATAGACATGTATGAGTCTGTCTTGGCCGCTAGTAAATTATCATTGGTACCCCAAAAACCTTCACCACCTGCGATACATACATCAACCGCAGCCTTGAATGCTACCTGCCTGATAATAGAAATACCCCTGTCATCCATGCCTTTCAATGGCCGTGGTTTAGGTGGGGTATCCGGGGTATCCGGGGTAGCCGGGACAGGTGCTGTTGGTGCAGGCGCATTGAATCTCCGTCCCATAGGATCAATGCCAGTAACCCTTGGTTCTGTACCGGGGTCTATCCACACATCGGTCTGGGTTAACACTGCCTCTTTAATCATCTCGTTAACGTATGTACCCTTGTATGTTGTCTCGCATGTCAGTGTCCATGGGCCTGACTGCTCACCACCATTCATGATAGTTCTCATACAGTTCTTATCAAACGTACCGTACCACTTGGCACTTCCCGATTGATCCTTGAGTAGAACCCTGAGAGGTTTCCCTGCCCTCTGGGTT